TAGCAGGGTTAACACACCCCGCGAATTACTCATTGCTTCAAGAAATTAATGCTGAAGTAGTTACACTAAAAACTGACTTTGAATGGATTGCCCAAACACTCGTTATCAATGGTAGCGATTTTCTAAGACCAGAAAATGATTTGAGAGTTAGCACTTTCAAACGAAAGCGAGATGATTTATCAAATCGCCTTCGAGCAATTAATTTGCCCGAACTGAAAAATAATCAAATCACAAATGAGATTAATAAGATTTTGTACAAATCAAATGATTATTTAAATCAAATTGAATTGATTAAACGCACAAATGGGATTCGTCCCGTGCCTGTGGGCGTGTGCTTTGTCGGACCTTCTGGTATCGGCAAGTCAACATTAATCGATGAATTTATTCAACGAGTGAAACGAAGACTCAAAAATACAGGTGGCGCTCATTTCTATAATGCAGATCAATTTTCAACATGGAATATGCAGCAGAGAGATGAATTTGACACAGGTTATGTCGGACAAGATATAACCTATGAAGACGATGCGTTTCAAAGTAAGGAGAATACTGACCATCTTATGTATTTCCAATATATAAGTCCCACTTGTGTGGGAACTTTGCAAGGAGCAGTTGACCAGAAAGGATCACCTTTTCGGGCGATTATGTGTGTAACAACATGTAATGAATTACCAATAACAAGTGTCACTGTAAACTATATGCAAGCTTTATGGAATCGATTTCCTCATACCAGCAGAGTAACAAGAACTAAACCAACAGCTCTTGATTACGATAGGGATTTCAAACATCTTAAATTTGAAACTGGATCAATGACTGATCATCGAGAAGGAAATAATGAAGGAATTGATGAAGTAACACTAAATCAAATCGTGGAACGTGTTTGCGATAATATCATCTTTAATCGAAAGCAATTTGAACAGAAACTTGCAACGCTTAATGACTATAACATCCAACAACAAAGTCAATGTGACGATGATAGTGATGAAGATGAATTTGATAGCGATGAAGAAGCAATGATTGATGTTGCATTAGGTCATGGAAATGAACAAGTCGACATTGAAATTGATTCTGAATCAGAACAAGAGGACGATCCTCAAATTCTTTTAGAGCGAGTCACGAACATGGGAAGCTACTTGCGATGGGCAGAAGAGAGAAATCAACCGTATGAAGGTGGTCTTAACCATATTTTCAAAAAGAAACAACCATTTAATGGAGCGTTGGCTAACTTCGAGTTTACAAGACATCTTGTTCCTGCTCAAGTCTCGTTTGATTTGGCACGCGAAGCTGTTGAAGATCTTGCACGAATGTGCACTGAAGCCGAAGGAACACACAATTGTGGCGATTTAGGTGACTGGACAGAATACCTAATTGATGCAGAATGTAAATCATTCGATGCTCATAATTACACCAGCCTTTATGAGTTTCTTATTGCTTTGGGTCGATGGAGAATCAAACTTGGCAAAGAAAGAGAGTTCGAAGAGAAATTTCTTCTACAGAACACGCTTAAATGTCAAAGTGATCACGGAGATTTTTATCTTTGGGGTCCAATCTTGGGAAGCGGATCTGTATTGTTGCTTGTGGGCGATGAAACTACTGTCAGACTCCATCAAAGTTTGTTACTAAAATGGCGACAAAGATTGATTAAGTGTAAGAGAAGAATGTTTGAACTTTATTCACCAGCACATTGGAGACGCCTTGGTTTAACTACGGCTATCCATATTGCTGGAGCTTCATTGTTCCCTCACTCTGCTTTTATGGCAATTGTGTCAGAAATGGCATATTGGGAAACAGCTAGACAGCTACAACCCAGAAGACATGTTGATCCAGTCATTGGAGTTCTAGATGTTCGTTATCGAATGTTAGAAATGATGGCCGCACCTGCGACTATTATGAACAAAGCTTTCGCCTATTTGGAGAGAGTCTCAGCTATCCTTTTGGATAGTATGACAGGTTTAGCACTTCGTGCCTTGGAATCGATTGGGGTTGATGTATCTGAATATTGGCGAGAAATCGCTCAAGCTGCATTACCATTTGCCCTTTCAATCACTACTATTTGTATTGCATCCATCTTAGTTTATATAATGTGGAAGATTATTCAATTTTTCATAACACCAAAAGTTGAACAAGAAGGTAGTGTTGATAGTGAAGAGCCAACTCAAAAACAACGAGAAGCAAAGAACGCAAAAATTCGCGAACAACGTCAACTGAAAGTTCGCGAACTCCGTCATCAAGTGGCGGATGAAGAAGAAGTCGATATTGAAGTTGATGGTTTAATCCACCATACTTTAGCATTGAAAGATTCATTCAAAAACCCTGCTTGGTTAAGCTGGGTAGCAAAAGTTGATAAAGGTGTAAGTCTGGATACCAGGTTATACAACCAAATTGAAGGGAAAACCGAATTTGTCCATCAGGACATTATAGGTGAATCTCGAGATTTTATGGTTGAACGTAATCGGGTTATTAGTTTGACGAGACAAAAACGACATGATGGTCGTAAAGAACAACAGGTTCTTAATTGTCAAATTGATTTGTCTGGAACTTTAGCAGAATGCGAAGATGAATATCAACGCGTGATCGAATATTTATCACCATTTGCGGTTAGCAATTGGCTAGCCGATGTACGCGTCCGCCGTTTGGAGGACGAACATCATATGTACAAAATCAATATGACTGGTCTGAACACATTTATGCAAGGCCAGAAGTGTAACTTTGTGCGTAATTCATTAAAGAATTTGAATGCTTTAGCAAAAACAATTAACGGTGAAACTATACAAGATAACTCCGAATTGAATTTTCAGAATGAATCTTCAAGTGATTCCATCGATTTGCGTAAAAGCTTAAAGCATAATCATCAAGTTTTGGTATCAAAAGTACCAATAGCAGAAATTGACACGAGCGATCGTGGAATTAGATGCTATGGCATTGGTAGTAACAATGTTATTATCACGCCAGCTCACGGCTTCGAGAGAGGGGAAATCTTCCGATTTTGGAGATATGAGCAAGACAATAACCAAGTTTTTCAACTAGCAATAGTAGAAACAAGAGATCTTGTTCGAGATGTGGCTATATCACGAATCCTTAATAAGGATGGTGCGAGAGCTTTATTTCAACAACGGAATGCTAAATTTCCTTCTCGAATGGCGAGTGTGACAGAACATTTCAGAGATGTTTCAAAACATTTATATTCGAGTGAGGAGATTAAGACGTTATATCCTAACTTTCGAGTTGTGATCTTCTTGCCAACACAAGACGCTTATTTTTACGCGATGGGATCTTTTAAAGGAAAGAAAAATTTCATGGTTAATGGCTCTTATCAAGTCTTAGACCAAGTTGAATGTAATGCAATTGAAACTAACCATAAAGATAGTCAGAAAGGTGATTGTGGGGGAACCATTGTGACCTCGCATGATCGATACCAGGCTAAATTAATTGGTTTTCACACTGCAGGCCTCAGAAACTACACGTTGGGGGCTTATCTTGTGAAAGAAGATCTAATCAAAATTGAACATCAGTGTTCGACTGTTGAAGACAAATTTGCAACTTTAATAGTTGAAGGTGAACCGACTGATCTACCGCAAGGTTCAGAAGTAAAGTTTATCGGTAAACTAAGAAAGGAAACAAAACCAGCCGGTGCGGCTTCATTAGCTCACTGGCATTTGTCACCATTCGAAGAACAGTTCGAAGAGCAACTACAACCTGCTCCTTTACATCCGGAAGATCCGAGAATCAAAATTGAGTTACCACGTAATCTCAATGGAAAGAAATCTCTTTTGCTTCGAGCAAATCAACATCTTGCAAAGAAAATTCCTGATATGGATGAAGATCTCGTTGAAAAACTAGCGAGACAGATGATGGAAGAAATGTCAGTTAAGATAGGACACATTAACACGTGTTCTTCAGATTCTGAACAACTTCTATTTGAAGGTCTCAATGGTCATCGCGAGAATCGATTCTGTAAAGGAATGGAATTGAATAAAGCTAGTGGGTTGCCGTGGAATTTACTTCCAAAAATGTCGAAGAAATCTGATTTTTTATCTAACGATAATGGGACGGTCTATTTTAATGACGGCCCAGGGAAATCGCTGAAGAAACGTGTTTTGCAGAAAGTAGAAGCGGGAAAACAAGGCGAAAGAATTATAAGTTTTAGTAACAGCAAGTTAAAAGATGCAGTTATTAAGAACGAAGCAGTCAAAGCTGGAAAAACGCGAGTTTTTCACTCTATTCCAGTAGAAAAGATCATTACCGACAGTTGTGTATATGGGCACTTTAAAGAGGCGTATACGAGTGCGTATACTAAGCTCAATCACGCTATTGGTACGGATCCACATTCTATTGCATGGAGGAAAATCCTTGATCATATAGAACAACATCCTAATATATTCGATTTAGATTTCGCTGAATATGACAAATATCTTCAACAAATTTTGTTGAAATGGGTATTTTGGATTATCAGAGAAGTCATAAAAAGGGTAGCACCGGATGATTACTATAAGTTAAGGGAAGTTCTTTCTGAAGAGAGTATAAAAACATTTGTCGTCGACTTCGACACAATTTTCGAAACAACACGCGGGAATAAAAGTGGGGAGTATTTAACCACTGTTGCAAACTGCATTGCCAACGATCTTTTGAGTTTTTATGCTTTTGCTAAATGCACTGATGTTGAAGACATCCAAGAATTTCGCGAAAACGTTGCGAATATTGAATTTGGTGATGATAAATTGGAATCAGTTAGTACCAAGTATGCTGCAAAGTACAATTATTTCACCGTCAAGAAGGTTATGGAGTCTATCGGTCACACGATAACTCCTGGCGCTAAAGATGGGGTGGAGCGAGAATTTTGTTCACGAAACGAGATGATCTTTCTTAAGAGAAATTTCGTAGAAATGGATGGAAAAATCGTTGCTCCTTTACTTAAGCGCAGCATTGAAGGACCCTTTGTCTGGACTCGGATCGCTGATTACGAGATCGACATTTGGAGAAATCTGGTCGATGCTAGCATGTACGAGG